TATAAATAAATACTTAGTTAATGAGTTATTAGAGATTGGTTTATGGAATAGAAATATGGTAGATAAATTAATTACTAACCAAGGTAGTATTCAAAATATCATGGAAATTCCAGAGGATATTAGATATAGATATAAAGATGTTTGGGAGATACCACAAAAGGTTTTATTGGATTTATCAATAATAAGAAATAAATATGTTGACCAAAGTCAATCTTTAAATGTTTATCATGCTGAAGGTAAATATAATAAAATTGCAAATGCATTAATATACGCTTGGAAAGGTGGATTAAAAACTGGGGTATATTACACTAGAACAAAATCTAAGTTAAATGCTAATAGTAAATTAGCTACATCCAAAGTAAATGTGGTACCAGTTGAAAAACCTGTTAATAGTCAATTTGAATGTGTTGGATGTTCAGCATAGTTAAATAGATTATTCTTTATTCTAAATCACCCTCAATCTTAATTTGGTTGAGGGTTTTTTAGTGCTTTATTTTTGATAAAATTTTAATTATAATATTTATTATTAAATTAATCATATGGCAAAATTCATTAACATAAATTATCCTTTTAAGAGCAGTCAACAAGGTTATTACTTGGATATGAATGAGACCAATTCAGCCGCAATAAAATCTGACTTGATGCATTTATTATTAACACGAAAGGGTGAGAGGTTATATATGCCAGAATTTGGAACGGATTTGTTAAAGTTTATTTTTGACCCATATGATAATAAGACCATAACCGATTTAAAGATGGAGATATCTGAGACGGTTAAAAAATTCATTCCGAATTTAACGATTAATAATATCATTGTTGAGCGTTCAGACTTGAGCGAATATGCCGCAACGGTTAAGATTGATTATACGGTAACGAATGGAGTTTTTGTTGAAAATGAGATTATCACAATTAATATATAAGGGTTATGCCATCAATAAATTATAATACAAGGGATTTTAATTCGGTAAGAACGGAGTTAATAAATTATGTTAAACAATATTATCCTGACACTTTATCAGCGTTTAATGATGCTGGTGTTGGTTCGATGTTAATTGATTTAAATGCCGCGGTTGCTGATATGTTATCATATCATACTGACAAAGCTTTTAATGAGACAAAATTAACATCAGCTCAAGAGAGAAGTTCGTTGATGGATATTGCAAGAACATATGGTTTAAAGGTTCCTTTTTACAGACCTTCAGTTACCTTATTAAATATCACAATCACATTGCCACCAAATGGTGATGGACCAGATTACACTTATGCTCCAATCATATTGGCTGGTGCTAAATTTAACGGAGCTGGTCAGACGTTTGAGTTAAAGGATGATTGTGATTTTTCAAGTCCTTTCAATGTTAGTGGGATTCCAAATGTTATTATTGAACCAGTAACCGATTCTGATGGAACAATAATTAGTTATAACATTGTGAAGCAGGAGATGGTGGTCAATGGTTCAACTGGTTATTATAAGAGAATTATTACCGCTGGTGATGTAAAACCATTTTTTGAGGTTATATTGCCAGATGCAAATGTTTTATCGATTGATTCTGTTATATTATTGGATGGTACGAATATAAATGAGATTCCTTCTTATGATAAATTCTATGATAAAAATTTGTTATGGTATGAGGTTGATACGTTAATTGATGATACAATATTTGTTCCAGATAATACCGTTATTTCCACCGATTCAACAATAAAAAGAGGGAAATATATTAAAACCAATAATAGATTTATTACAGAATATACTGACAATGGATTTTTAAAATTAATATTTGGTGCTGGAACTCAAGATATCACATCTATGAGTGATTTTAATATTAATTCATCTTTGATTAATATGGTTGGGAATGTAATTAATAATTCATCGTTTGGTGTTATTCCAAAAGCAAACACAACATTATTTGTTAAATATAGAGTTGGTGGTGGAGCAAACACGAATATTGGTGTTAATGCCATTAATGGTATTGGGGATATGAATATTTTTATTAATGGTTCAAATGCTTCTATTAATTTGGCTGTGAAGCAATCGATGAGGGTTAATAATCCAATTCCAGCAATGGGAGGAAAGGACCCTATGACGGTGGAGGAGATTAGGAATTTGATTAGATATAATTTTGGTTCACAGAATAGAGCTGTTACGTTGAATGATTATAGAGCAATTATTAGCAAGATGCCAGGCATGTATGGTGTTCCTTTTAGATACAACGTCCTTGAAGAACAGAATAAAATAAAGATATATACCATTTCCTTAAATCCAGATGGTTCAGTTAGTGATTTAGCTAATCAAACAATGATGGAAAATTTATCAACATTTTTATCTGACTATAGAATGATAAACGACTACGTTGAAGTAAGTGTTGGTCAAGTATATAATCTTGGATTTGAGGTTGATTTATTTATTGATAAGAAAATGCCACAGAATCAAGTCATGGCTGAGGTAATAAAAATAATAAGAGATTATATGGATATTTCCAAGTGGCATATGGGTGATAACATTTATTTATCTCAAATTATTGAGAAGATAAGTGCTATTAGTGGGGTATTAAATATAATTGATTTAAGAGTTTATAATAAGATTGGTCAAGGTATTTATTCTGATAAACAAATATCTCAAAATTTAATTGATGATGTTACTGGTGAAATAGATTTATTGGGTGAAAATGTTATTTATGGTAATCCTATTGGGTTCTTCGAGGTTAAATATCCTGAGAAGGATATCAAGGTAAGGATTAAATCTTAATATTTAATATTTATGTTTTTTTGATTATATTATTGTTTATATAATTTAATTAAAAAATAATTTAAAATGGGTTGCAATTGTAAAAATAAAAGTTTTATAAATCCTAATGGAGGTGTAAATGAGAATTCAAGTAAAGAATCAAAACCGTATTCATGGGTTAGATTAATTGGTGCTTTGGTTAAGATATTTTTTTATACCTTAATTGTGTTTGTTGTATTGCCATTAATATTACTTTATTTTGTATATGCTTTATTTAAAGTTATTATATTAAATAAACGTTTTGATGATAAAAATTTAATTAACTCTTTGGTTAGAACCGCTAAGTTTTTAAATAATAAAACAAAATCTAAGAAAAATAAACAGGATGGATTTGATGTTTCAGAATTTAATGAAGAAGATTTGGTACTGACTGAAGTTGATGATTTTGAAGAAAAAGAAGTTGTAAATGTCTAAAGAAACAATAAGGATTAGAACGACACCTAACGGTGATGATAAACATATCTCAATGCAGATTGAACAGAAGTTTGATTTCATTGAGATTTTATCTTTAAGTATATCTCAAGATGATAGTTATAGAAGGTATTGTTCCGACTATGGTGTTGTTGTTGGTAGGGTAACGGTTAACTCTGGATTTGGTGTACCAAATGCTAAAGTATCTATATTTATTCCTATTGACGAAGAAGATAAAACTAATCCTGAGATATATGGTTTATATCCTTATGAGAATATTAAGGATAAAAACTCTGATGGTTATAGATACAATTTATTACCAAAAAGAAATGGTACGTTAGATGATTGTTATACACCAACAGGTTCTTTTTACAATAAAAGAGAGATACAAGATAATGAACAAATTTTAGATATATACACAAAGTATTATAAGTATACTACCGTAACAAATGATGCTGGTGATTATATGTTATTTGGAGTACCCCTAGGGACATATCAGATACACGTTGAGGCTGACATATCAGATATAGGTATTGCTTCCGTTAAACCTTATGATTTGGCTAGAGAGGGTGCTAATGAACAACAATTTGAAAGCAATTCAAAATTTAAAAGCTCAACAAATTTAGAAACATTAACTCAAATTAAATTAAATAGTGGTAGCGTTTCAGTTATACCTTTTTGGGGTGATTTGGAACAATGCACAATTGGTATAACAAGGAATGATGTTAATTTGCCAGTTAAAGTTGAACCTCAAGCAATATTCATTGGTTCAATATTTGGGGATAATGAAAAGAATAGTGTTAATAAAATATGTAGACCAAGAGATAATATGGGTACCATTGAAAACATGGTTACTGGAGAAGGTAGAATTGAAATGATTCGAAAAAACATTTTTGGTGTTACAGAAACATTTAATATTGATGCTGGTGAATTAATAGATGATGATGGTACATGGTCTTATCAAGTACCAATGAATTTAGATTATGTTCTTACAGATGAATTTGGTAATTTAGTTCCAACAGAAGACCCAAATAAAGGTATACCAACAAGAGCTAGGGTAAGATTTAGAATAGGGATGAATAATACTGGTGGTGAAGGTAGATTAAGAACTAGAGCAAATTTTTTAGTTCCACATAATCCAGATAATTATGATGATTCTGATTACTCATTCGATGATACCACAAAAGATAAACATTTTCAAGATTTATATTGGAACAAAATATATAGTGTTGCAAATCATATCCCAAGATTTCAGAATAATATCTTAGGTAATGCTACCACATACAGGTCTTTTATAGGTGTAAAAAATGTTGATGGTGGTAATAATAGTCCATTTCCTTTTAATAGAATAGATGCAACAATTAATCCAATATATTCAGTTTTTTGTATTATAATTACGATAATAGCTACATTAGTCATATTAATTAATAGTATTTTAATCAACTCAATTAATGTTGTTTTTTTTCTTTTAAATACTGTTGTAATAAAACCTATATTTGCTATATTAAAC